TGCCTCAAGAACAAGAAAGAAAATCCATGTCTGAAAACATTGAATTGGATGTTCGCTCTGTTCAAGATGAGGTTGCAGAATTGCGCCGAGTCGTTGAGGCAGGACTAACTCCATCAACCCCAGCCGTAATTGGCTCACAGATTCGCTCTCAGGGTGAATATGCAAAGGCTCTTCTAAAGGGTGACGAGGATGCAAAGGCACTTGCTCGAGCAGCTTCTACTTCTGCAGATGCAGCAATCCTCCCTCCATTCGTTGGATATGTTGACACCCTAATCAACAACAACCGACCAACTGCAAGCGCATTCTCTCGAGGAGCTCTTCCAGGTTCTGGTCTATCGGTTGAATATGTCAAGATTGACAGCAACACCCTTGCAGTAGATGTGCAGGCAACTGAGAACACCGCTCTTGAGTTCGGCAACCTATCATTTGAGACTGTTTCTGCAGATGTCAAGACCTATGGTGGATACACCAGCTTCTCACGCCAGTATGTTGAGCGAGCAACTGTTGACACTCTAAACCAGGTCTTCCAGGGTCTAACCATTGCTTATGCAAACGCAACCAACAAGGCTGTTGTTGATGTTGTTGAGGGTCTTGACTACACTGGAAAGACTTTCGATGCAGACGGACAGACCCCAAGCTCACTTGCTGAGGGTATTGCTAACGCTTCTGCTTACATTTTCACCAACACTGGTCTCCGTCCAGAATTCATTCTGACTGGAACTTCTGGTTATGTGAAGATGGTAAAGGTTGCAGCTACCGATGGCAGACTTGCTCTATCGGCTAACGGCGATGGCATGAACACTGTTGGCTCTGCTAACATTCCAGGTCTTTCTGGCTCAGTGTTCGGTCTACCAATCATCGTTGACCCAGCAATCGCTGGTGACAATGTATTCCTAGCTAACTCCGCTGCTGTTATCAGCTGGGAGTCTGCAGGCGCTCCAGTTCGCTTGACCTCGGGTGACATTACTACCCTAGAAGACAGCGTTTCTGTTTACGGATATATGGCAATTGCTACTCCAAGAGTTGCTGCAATTGTCAAGCTGGATGTTGCTGCCTAATTAGGAGAATAAATGGCACATGTTACGCTCGCTGACTTACAGGCTTATATTGGCACTGATGAGACAGGCACATTCATTGAGGAGTGTTTGGATGCTGGGAAAGCTCTGGTCAACAACTATGTTGGTGATGCAGAAGTTCCTAGTCACATTCACTTCCAGGCTGAACTGATTGCTGCAAGCGAGTTGTTTCACCGCCGTAGTGCTCCTAATGGCATTGCTCAATTTGCAAGCATGGATGGACAGCCAGTCAGAGTTGGTAGAGACCCTCTGGCTGCTGTCTACCCATTGCTGCTCCCATTCTGTGGGTATGGTGTATGACAAACGAAATCACACTTTCTAAGGCTGAGTTCAAACTCGACCTTGAAGAGGCTGGACTAACTGTTCTGGACTACATTCCAGAGCGCATTGTTCCGCCTATTGTGATAATCAACAATCGGACTCCCTATCTCACTCCGAGCAGGCTAGGAACTGAATACCTCCTAAATCTCGAATTGGTTCTGGTTGCTTCGACTGCAACAAATAAGCAAGCCTCTGAGAATCTTGACCAAGCAATTGAGAATGCTCTCAAGGCAATGCCAAGATATGCAAGAGTCTTGCAGGTAAATGAGCCATATGAGATGCAGACAAACAATGCAAGCTATCTCACCGCCTCAATCAGCGTGGAACTAGAAATCACTATTTAGAAAGAATACAAATGGCAACCTCAACTAGAATCAAGGCACAAGATATCAAGTTCCTAATTGGAGCAACTGAATATGCTTGTGATGCAACAAACATTGAGCTCGCTTCCCAGGATGCCCCTGGCGATGTGCAGACTTTTTGTGAAATGACAGTCGGTCAGGAGTGGACTCTAACCCTAGAGGGAATTACCTCTGGCGATGACACTTCTCTTTACCGAGTGCTGTGGGCTAACTTCGGCTCAACTGCAGTGTTCACAATTGCTCCAAACGGCAACGCAACTGCAACTGCCGATGAGCCTCACTACACTGGAACAGTGAAGTTTGATGCACTGCCTCCATTATCACTGACCAGCAATGAGACCTCAACATTCTCGGTTGCTCTAACAGTTGTCAACACTCCTCACGACCCTGCCAATGATGTTTGGTATGGAGTGGAGATTGTAACCGCCTAGCATGGCTGTCCAACCTAACGGGGTCAAGGTAGTTGGTCTAAAGCAAGTTTCAAGAGCCTTGAAAGCAATTGGCGCTCCAAAAGAGGAAGTCAAGCAAGCTGGAAAAGAGGCTGGAGACATTGTCGCTAACACCGCTAAAGGTCTTGCCCCTGTTAGGTCTGGAAAACTAAGAGACTCAATCCGAGTCAAACCAAACCCCAATGGGTCTGTTCGGGTTGAAGCTGGTAACAACAGAACTGGCAAAAGCGGAATTCCATACGCTAACCCAATTCACTGGGGTTGGTTCTATGACCGCAACAACTTCATAAAAAAGAATATCAAACCTAATCCATTCTTCAATAAAGCGTTAGGCTATACAAGACAGCAAGTCCTCGACACCTATTTCAGGAACATGGACAAGCTCATAACGCAATGGACAAGATTCAGGAGTGATAATGATTAAGTTTGAAGAGCTAACACTTGGAGAAATTGAAGAGGTCGAGCTTATGCTCAACACCTCAATTGACCAGGCTTTTGCAGATGGCAAGCCAAAAGGTAGAGCGCTTAGAGTGCTTTATTTTGTTGCCAAAAAGCGTGAAGTGCCAGGATTCAAATTTGAAGAAACAGAGAAACTAACTCAGGCAGAAGCTCTAAAGTTCCTGACTGGGGATGATTCAAAAAAAGAATAATTGAGCTGAGCGCCGAGAGGCTAGCAGCTTTTTGTTTAGCAACTGGAGTCCAACCCAGCGAGGCAAGGGCTCTGACTGCTGCAGAATATAAAGCTTTTGCAAAGCTAGTAGAGGAGCGGAACAATGGCAGGTAGCCTGGTTCTCGGTGTTGAAATTATTGGTGAGTTCAAGAAACTTGCTGATGCAACACTTGGCTCACAGAAATCCCTAACTGGTCTTGAGAAGAATGCTGCCAAGATTTCAAGAGGAATCAACACTGCACTAGGTGCAATCGGAGTTGGCTTCTCACTCAACTTCCTTGTCAACGAGTTCAAGGATTCAACCAAAGCTGCCATCGAGGATGAGAAGTCAAAAGTGCTTCTCACCAAAGCGCTCAAAGACAACCTGGCTGTCAGCGATGCCCAGGTGGACTCAATTGAGCAATATATTGGCAAGACACAAATCGCAACCTCAATCACAGATGACCAGCTAAGACCAGCCTTTGCTAAGTTAGCAATTGCAACTAAAGATACCGACAGGGCAATGCGTTTGATGTCAATTGCCACGGATGTTGCTGCAGGAACTGGCAAGAATCTTGATGTTGTAGTCCAGGCAATGGCTCGCTCGCTTGCTGGCAGCGACACTGCCTTGAATAGACTTGTGCCAAGCGTAAAAGGTGCAGCCGACCCAATTGCAGAACTGGAGAGGCTTTTCAGGGGTGCTGCCGAGGCTGCTGCCGATACTGACCCTTATGCCAGGATGCAAATTATCTTTGGCGAAATGCAGGAACAAATTGGCACTGCACTACTGCCAGTCTTGGAGGAATTCTCTGAATGGTTGAGCACCCCTGAGGGTCAGGAAAAGCTGCAAGAAATTGTTGACGGCATTGTTGACATGGTTGGAGAGTTCACAAAGTTTGTGGAATATGTTGACACCAAAGTGATGCCAGGGCTTGAGGCAATAACTGGAGAAAAGGGTATTGGGGCTCTAATAACTGCAGTCACTAACCTAGTTATTGGTCTGGGTCTGCTAAAGATTGCCATGACATTCATGACACTTGGCAACCCTTTTATTGCTGCAGTTGTCGCTGGTATTGCATTAGTTGCGGGTGCTTACTCACTACTGGGCAGCGACATTCAGGAAGTCATTGACAAGCAAAATGAGTTCAAGCGAGGCGCTCCAGGTGCAACTGGTGGAACTGTTTCTCTTGGTGCTGGCTCGCCAATTAGTGCTGCAGGTGGCAAGGTTGGAATTATTGGCAAAGTTCAAGCTCCAACCCCCCAGCAAATAATTCCAGCCCCAGTTCCAGCCAAGCCAGGAACTATCAACATAAACATAAACAGAGCACAAGTCAACGGAGGTCAAATAGTTGATGAAATAAACAAGGCTCTCAAAGATAGAGGGTTGACTGCAAAGGCACTTAA